ACCATTAGATTCTACAATTGTTTGTGCTAAATCAGTTATTGAAGAGTTCAAAACTAAAACAAAAGCACAAATCGTTAATGCTGTATTTCTTACTGATGGTCAAAGTAACAGAGATAATCATTATCTTGATTCTGATAATGTTAGAAGAAGAGTTGAAAGACAAAACTTACACATTGATGATCCTGTGACTAGAACTAGAACTTATTCTAAAAGAGAAAATGGTAGACAAATGGATACCACTTCAATTTTTCTCTTAGCACTCAAAAAGTCTCTTGGAATTAATCTTCTTGGATTTTTCCTGACTTCTGGAACTGGTCGAAGAACTGCTGGGGATATGTCTTATATAATGGAAAGATATCCAAGAGATGAAGAAATTTCCAAGTTTCGTAAAGAGAAATTCTTGATTGAAACAAAAACATCTTATGATGAACTTTATATCATCAATACAAAAGGATTAGAGATTGATGAAGTAGACCATATGGATAATATTGAAGTCGGTTCGACTAAAGCGGTTATCCGAAGAGCTTTGAAAAAGAATACGAATGGTAAGTTGCAGAATCGTATGCTTCTCAATGCTTTTATCAAAAAAGTTGCTTAATGTGAAGAAAAGACTTGACAAAGATATGCTCTTTTGATATAATATACTTATGGAAATGAGAAAAGATGACTTTTCTCATATTATGTGAACCCTCCCAAATGGAGATTTTGTTATGAGTTTTACTAAAAGACAAGAAAAAGCGATTGATTCTTTACGCTCTTATCTTGGTGGAAGCAGTACCTTTTCCAGAGATGATATTTTCAGATTTGTAGAAGAAACTGATTTCAAATCAAAGAATGTAATGAAGCCTTGGTTTCTGATTGACAGAATTCCTCGCTCAGAAAGAAGTGCTGATAAGATGTATGATTTCCCCTATGGTGAATCAATGTCGCCTTCTGTCGAAACACCCGAAAGTGTAGTTGCTTATGCTAAACCAGCAGAAGTAGAAAAACCTAAAATGGTTTCAAATGTTATAAAATTCCCTTCAAATACTGAATCTTATATTCCTTCTAAAGTGAATGGATATGTAAAATTTGGTCATTATGGTGATGTGAAGACTATCAAAAAAGCGAATAGTTTTTATCCTATTTTCGTTACTGGTTTGTCAGGAAACGGAAAAACTATGATGATTGAACAGATTCATGCTGAGTTGAAAAAAGAACTTTTTCGTGTGAATATCACCATCGAAACTGATGAAGATGATTTGATTGGTCACTATGCTCTGGTCGATGGTCGAACAGTTTGGCAGGATGGCCCAGTTGTTCTAGCGATGGAACGTGGTGCTACCTTACTTTTGGATGAGGTCGATTTGGCGTCAAACAAAATTATGTGTTTACAACCAGTTCTGGAAGGAAATCCACTTCTTATCAAAAAAGAAGGTCGAGTGATTCGCCCTAAAGATGGTTTTACAGTTATGGCAACTGCTAACACTAAGGGTAAAGGTTCTGAAGATGGACGCTTTATCGGAACTAACATTCTGAACGAAGCATTCTTGGAAAGATTCCCAATTACTCTGGAGCAGGAATATCCTACCATAGCAACCGAGAAAAACATCATCAAAAAACTGATGGTAAATCTTGGATGTTCTGATGAAGAATATGCTGGAAAACTGGTTGATTGGGCGGATTTGATTCGTAAAACATTTTATGATGGTGGAGTTGATGAGATTATTTCTACTCGCCGATTGGTTCACATTGTAAATGCTTTTTCAATCTTCAAGGATAGAATGAAAGCAATCTCAATGTGTGTTGCTCGTTTCGATGACCAAACCAAAGACACTTTCATGGATTTGTACTCCAAGTTAGATGAAACTGTCAAACTGGAAGAAACTGAGGAAGAAAAACCAGTAACAGAAGAGGTTGAAGATTATATGTAATATATAATACAGGGTGTTTCTCTTGTGGGTAACACCCTATTATTATATCTAGTGAATTATAATGGAGAATTATGGAAGTTAATGTGCCTGTAGAGGAACTAAGAGAAAATAAAATAATGGTTTGTACACCAATGTATGGTGGTATGTGTTCTGGAATGTATTCTAAAGCATGTGCTGACCTTGCTACATTGTCTACAAAATATCAAATGGATTTAAAGTTCTTTTATCTTTTCAACGAATCGCTTATTCCTAGAGCAAGAAATTATTTGGTTGATGAGTTTATGAGAAGTCATTATACTCATTTGATGTTCATTGATGCTGATATACATTTTGACCCGAATGATGTATTAACACTTGCTGCTCTTGATAAAGATATTATCGGTGGCCCATATCCAAAAAAGTGTATAGCATGGGAAAAAGTTAGAAATGCTGTAGATACTGGATTAGCGGATGATGACCCAACTATACTTGAAAAATATACAGGGGATTATGTTTTTAATCCTGTGGAAAATACACACAAAATACAAATATCTGAACCAGTTGATACTTTAGAAATTGGTACAGGATTTATGATGATTAAGAAACAAGTATTTTTAGATTTCAAGGAAGCATATCCACAATTTAGTTATAAACCAGACCACAATCGCTCTGAACATTTCAAGGGTGATAGGAACATTCATGCTTATTTTGATACTGTAATTGATTCAGAAGCATATCTTGGTAGTATAGCTGGTGGTAGTGACAGATATCTTTCAGAAGATTATTTCTTCTGTCAATTTGCTCGAAAATTGGGATATCAAATTTTCTTATGCCCGTGGATGGAGCTAGGCCATATGGGTTCTTATGTCTTTTCTGGTTCTATGGCAAGTCTAGCAAATTTAGAATTCGCATCACATGGAGCAGACCCATCTAAAGTAAGTAGTCATGAAAAAAGAAAACGAAACAAAACTAGAAACAAGAAAAAGAAAAAGTGATGTTGATTATGTTTTTGATGAGGGCAAATATTTAAGTGAAATATGGGATTCAATAGATAAAACCTATACTTCCCATTATGCCCAAAACAAAATACAATCAACAGAATTTATTGCAGATGCAGGACATGGTGAAGGTTTCTGTATCGGTAATATAATTAAATACGCTCAGAGGTATGGTAAGAAGGGCGGATTTAATAGAAATGACTTGACAAAAGTCGCTCATTATGTTATTATTATGTTATACCTACATGATAACTTTTATAACCGAAAAGGAGAATAAGATGAAATTAAGTGAAAACACAGTAGGGTTTTTGAAAAATTATGCAAACATTAACCAAAGTTTGGAATTCCAAGAAGGGAAAACTCTTAGAACAGTTTCCCCCCTAAACACTATTCTGGCCTCAGTAGAGATTAGTGAAGACTTTCCTAGAACTTTTCCTATCTATGAGTTGAATAGATTTCTTGGAACATTGTCATTGTTCAATGATCCAGAATTGGATTTTACAGAAAATGGTGTTGCAATTAAAGATGGGAGTCATGAGGCAACCTATCGGTATTGCGGAAGTAGTTCCATGTTCCAAACACCACCTGAGAAAGATATATCTTTTCCAGAACCAGATGTTGAATTTACTCTTGAAAAAGATGTATTCAAGAAGACCATCAATGCGGCCAATACTCTTGGTTTGCCCGAAGTAGTAATAGAAGGAAATGGTACTGAAACTAGGATTGTTGTATCTGATACAGGCAATACTACTTCAGATAATTTCTCTACTGATGTGGGAACTACGGATAAGACATTCCGTATGATTTTCAAAACTGAAAATCTCAATAAATTGATGGAAGGAACATATGATGTAAAACTTTCATCTAAACGAATTTCACATTTTAAAAGGACAACTGATTCTCTTCAGTACTGGATTGCGTTAGAACAAAATTCAACATTTGAAGGGTAGTCATGGAAAAATCTTTATTATGGGTTGAGAGGTATCGCCCATCAACAATTGATGATTGTATCTTGTCTGATACGATTAAAAATACCCTAGAGGATTTGGTAAAAGATGATACTGTACCAAATCTCATGTTCACAGGGCCTGCTGGAGTTGGTAAAACAACTGTTGCAAGGGCAATCTGTGATATGACAAATTCTGATTACATCATCATCAATGGTTCTGATGAGGGTAGAATGATTGACACTCTCAGAACTAAAATGACACAATTTTGTTCTACTATATCCTTGTCTGGAAATAGTAGAAAAGTTGTAATCATTGATGAGGCAGACTACTCAAATCCAGATTCGGTGCAACCAGCATTGAGGGGATTCATAGAAAAGTTTGCAGAAAATTGTTCTTTCATATTCACTTGTAATTACAAGAATAGAATCATTGAACCGATTCATTCAAGATGTGCAGTAGTAGATTTTACTTCTCCGAAAAGTGAGAAACCAGAAATCGCAATGCAGTTTTTAGATCGGTGTGAGAATATCCTTTCCGATGAAAATATTGTATACGATAAGAATGTAATTGCGGCTCTAATCAGTAAACATTTTCCAGATTTTCGGAGAGTGATTAATGAGTTGCAACGATATTCTACATCTGGTGAAATAAATGCTGGAGTTCTTGCAAATATAGGAGAACTTAATCTAGATCAATTGATGTCTGCATTGCGTGAAAAGAATTTCCAAAATATGAGGAAATGGGTTACAAATAATTCAGATAATGATCCTGCATCTGTATATCGTAAAATTTATGATAAATTGTATGAGGTTTTGGCCAAATCATCCATACCTCAAGCAGTCTTAATTATTGCAGATTATCAGTATAAATCTGCATTTGTTGCAGACCAAGAGATTAACTTGGTTGCTTGCCT